AATGATGCTGTAAAGTCACCATCAAAGTTCACGTCAGTGTCACCAACTGATCCAGTTGTTGCTGCGTTTGATGCTACTACAGTATTTACTGAGTAACCAAAACGACCAGCACCATAAAGACCGTCTGTAGGATCTCCAGCTGCATTAGTAACACCTTGAAGAGTACCAGTTTGGTTTTGTCCAGTTGGAGCAAATCCAAAAGGCTTCTTATTGTTACCATATTTAAAGTCTAAGTAGAATACTAGACCAGAAGGCAAGTTCATTGGCTGTACAGAAACGAATTCTTTAGCAGCGATTTCAGCGAATACTCTTCGTACTAACGGAAGAGCTACACCAGTCCACTGCTCGAATCCTGATCCACCTATACCTGCAGTTGTTCCAGATCCTTCTTTTACTAATTGACGAGCTTGGTTTTCAAGGAGTACAGCCACAGCTGACTTCTCATTTTTACCTTTCAAGCCCTCAAGTAATCCCGTACGAGACCACTTAGAGATAAGAGGTTTTGTTGCTTCACCTCTGTTCTCGTTATGAATGTTTTCAAACAAGTTCATTTTTTTGCTTTTTAGATTAATTATTTATTAAAGTTTACTAACGTTTTGAAACGATCGTAGATTTTGTTTTCTTGAAGAATTTTAGTAGGCTTTTGAGCTTTAGATGCAAAACCTTCTACCATTTTCTTTTTAGAAACTGGAGTAGATTTCATAGCCTTTTTAGCTACCGATTCAGCAAGTGTAGTGTATATCAATTTAGCTTCACGTACATTTTTAGCACGATCAAAAGTTTCAATGATTTTCACTTTTTGACCTTCAGTAAGACCTTCACGCTTGATTAATTTATTTACATAAAGTAATTTAGCATTTAATAGGTTTACTTCGTTCAATTTACTACGTAAGAATCTGATTACTTTATAAGCTTCTTCCAATTCTTCCTCAGCTTTTTCAGCTCTTTCTGAATCTTCACTACCTTCTTCATCTTCTTCACGCAATGCACGGATGATTTCTTCTAGGTCAACTTCCTCGTCTTCGCCTTCCTCATCATCTTCCATCATCTTCATTTTCTTTTTCTTACCTTCAGATTTAGGGGCTTCGTCGTCATCGTCGTCGTCTTCGTCGTCTTCCTCTTCCATCATCTTCATTTTCTTTTTCTTACCTTCAGATTTAGGGGCTTCTTCATACTCTTCGTCCTCACCTTCTTCAAGTGATTCTTCTTCGTCTGAACCTTCTTCCTCTTCACCCTCAAGTTCGCGGATCAACTCTTCTAACTCTTCGTCAGAAATGTCACCCTCTTCTTCAGCAGGCGCTTCTTCTTCAGCAGGTGCTTCTTCTTCAGCAGGTGCTTCTTCTTCGTCACCTTCTTCAGCTAGAGCCTCTGGATCTTCACCAGCATCGTTTGATGCACCTTCACCTTCCTCATCTCCAAAGATATCATCTTCTTCATAGATTCCAGCGTTTGAGCGCATTCTTGATTCCATAGCTGCTTCATCTTCTGCAGGTGCTTCTTCTTCGTCACCTTCCATCTCTTCTTTAATTTTGTGAGATAGCATGGATTGTAGTTTGGGAGCAAATGCTTCTTCAAGTGCAGCTTTTGCGTTTGCTAATGCAGTCTCACGAACAGCTTTAGCATCTGCGATTGCGTCTTTTAACAATTTGTTCATTTTGCTTTTTTGTTTGTCCTGAGGCTATTGGAAGCCAGCAATATAGATCATAAGATTAGGACACTATAATACGGATAGTGTATTTGCAAATAAGTATTACGTAAAAAAAGAAAAACCCATTTTTAGGTAGATTTTCTCAAAAAAAAGATGTTTATACTGCTTTTATTCCCATCTTTCCGACAAAATCAGCTACCTCTCCTGTTTTAACAGTAGCCATTGCTGCTTCTAATGCTCCAAGAGAAAAGCTTCCACCATGGGCAGCGCCGGTTATAGCACCTTTAAATGCACTAATTGCTCCGACTCCACTATAAACAGCTAGTGCCGCAATAATTGTATAGTATAATGCCGTTGCTGCTTTGAGTTGAGCAGCATCGTCTGTTATGTTTGCTTTTTTGAACACCCCAGATACTTTTAAAATCCACTTAATACCCATAACATATGCCTTGTGCCATCTGTGAGTAAATTCAATAATGTTGTGAGCAAACTCCTCCTCACTACCTTTGGCTTGTCCAGGCTTCACTAAACTCTTCCATACAGACACTATCTTACCAATACCTTTTACAAAAACTTGCACGACTTTTGGCGCTGCTAGTATGATACCAAGAATACCAATAATACCTAGTGCTTCATTTACCTCACCTTGCGATTGCTCAACGTCTTGCTGTATCTCATCTTTATTAGCTTCAAATTCAGCTCCTAGTGTTTTGAATGCGCCACCCATAGCAGCGTCCATCGCTGCTATTTGTTTTTTATTTTCCTCCTCCCTTAGAATTGATTCTACTAAAAAACTAAGTTTTATTGCATCTGCTCTCACTTTTTTTAAAAAAAGATTTTGCTTGTTCTGTAATGTCATCAAAACCTATAAGAATATCTACATCATCTGGCTTTACAGTTGCTAATATTCCGTTTTTTGTTATCTTCTTAGCTACTGCAGTGTTGTTTCTGAAGTTAGCTGTATTATACTTTTTAGCAGCTGATATATCAAACTTGAAGCTTAATGCATCTTCTGCAGGTGCTGCTTTCTTCTCTTTGTCTTTCTCCTCTTCACCACCAGCGTCAGCACCAGCTTTTGGATCAGCCTCAGCTTCCTTATCTCCACCTCCTGCATTGGCGGCTGCAAAAGGATTGCCTTCTTCCTCTGCCTCAAAGATGTACTCGTCTAGTACTTCGTTGATGAGCTTTAATGTTAATTTATGTGCTCTATTCATGTTAGTGAATTTCGTAGTATCTACCTAAAGTACCTCCCATCTCTTCGTACAAAGCCTCTAGTCTTTGTTGTAGTTTGGCAATTTCACCCACAGTCTTTTTAAATGCCTCGTTGTTGGAACGAAGAGACTTCATATTTCGTTTCACAGTGACTTCATCAAACCATTCCTCGGTTTCTTGTAAAGCAATACGCTCAGCGTTCTCAACAATCTTACTAATTTTTTCAGCTGCTTCGCGCATGCCTTCTGTACGGTAGATAATCTTACCATACTCACTAAACTGAGAAACTTCTTGTAAGAATGCTGCTTTCTCATTTAAGGTAGTTTTTTGGTCGATGCTTTCTTTTATTTTCTTGAGTTTCATATTACATTACTGAGATTATATCACTGATTAGTGAGTTAATTTTTGAATACTTGTTTGATTTTTCTTGGTTTGTACCTTCGTTTAATGATGGAGACATAAATGCTCCTTGAGTTGATGGATTACTTACTAAGTCCCAGCATACGATTTCGAAGTCATCTTGAACTTCCACCTTACCCTCTCCTAGGTTTTTTACCGATCCCATTCCTCGAGATGAAATGCCTAAACGAATTCCTGCTCGTAGCAACTCTTTTGCAATGTTTCCTGATGGTGTTGCTAGAATTTCAATTTTACCCATTAAATCGGTTCCTTGCCACCACAGATCTAATACGTTGTGCGAAACATTGGCAAGATTAACTACTTGTGATTCTGGATGATCTAATTCTCCTAAAGCTCTTCGCTCTTTAATAAAAACGTTTTTATATTTTTCGCATTCACGCTTTAGTATGGGTAATGGATAGCTTCTACCATTTTGATTGAAGTTCTGCTCGCTGCCATTACTACCACGCTGCATAACACCTACTACAACGACCTTACCTTCATTTTTGGCCATTGACTCCGTGATTTGTTCCGGAGTTATTTGGATAGATCCAATATAGTCTACTAATACTGCTTTATTCATGGTTTAAATTCTTTGGCTATAGTTTGAATTAACTCTTGTTCTTGATTCATGGTTCCAAGTCTAATCTCCTCATCGTAGGCTTGATAGAGCACCTCACCATTGCGATAATCTACAGCGTATGGTTCGCCTTCAATCATAATGTCAAATTCATACCAATCGACTCCAAGCTGATTATGATCAATGTCCATTGATTTAATGGGTATTCCAGCTTTAGTAAAAACTTGTGCCAATCTATCTTTGACTACGTTGGCTGCTAGTTCTTTTAGGTTTGCTAGCTGTCCTACTTTTTTGTTAACTTCAGATAGCTTTGATTTCATTTTAAGAATCGCTTCTGTTGTCTTTTTCCAATACTTTGAATTATCTACAGCTGACTCTTGTTTTAATTTTATGCTGTGGTCTAGTGCTTGTGAGATTTCTCTTAACATTTTATTCACCTCTAATACTCTTCGATTAATTTTTTGCACTTGAGTATTAGTGCTGTCTTCTTTGAAGGTTTTGTAGTTTAATTCGTACAATTTAATACTGTGCTTTTTCTCAGAAGATGGTTTGATAGAAAATGAGTATTGATCATCTTTTACATCGATTGCCTTTGTTCCATCTCCACCCTCTTCTCCAGTCCAAGCTGCTGCAGTCAAAAATCCTGGAATATTGGCTGTTGTACTACCCTCTTTGCGTAATTTCTTAATATAAGAACGAACCTCGTCTATCTCCTCTCTTGTAAGTTTTTTTTTACTTGACATTTTTAAGTTCTTTTAGGAGTTCGTGATACAATAACAAACATAAAACATTTTCTTCTTTTACTGTTTTAACCTTAGAAAAAGAGGAAAGCATATTGCTAACTTCGTTAAGTTTGATTTTTGTTACTTTGTCTGTAATAGTTGGGATGTATTTTTTAATACTAGCCTTTAGTAGGTCTGCTTCTTTGATTAAGAAGTTTTTTAAAGACACCGTATTAGACACATTGTTAATGTATTCTTTGAGTATTGCTCTTTGTTTTAACGATAAGCCTGCATATTTTTCATTGAACTTGTCAATCATCAACTTATAAGCTAGTAACCTTACTTCCTCATCTTGCTTAATGTAATCTTCTGCAAAAGAGCTACTCTCGTTAAGTATCTTACTCCTTTTCTTGGTAAGATGTTCTAACAAAGTAAAGCGGCTTCTCACCACATCTGCAGCTTTTGTGATTATTGCACCCTCAAATATCCGATAAATAGATGCATACAGCTTGTATTCGTTTAAATTGGTTTTGAAGAAATCTGAGAGATTGTAATGCTTTTTAATCTCCTTGATTAGTATGTATTTCGATTCGCCTAATGCTTTTGTGTTAAGTTTATTTCTCAGCTTAACTACTGTATTAATTAAATAATTTGCTTTGTCTTGTGATGAATATTTTTCACTCAACAGTGTTTGATAAAGCATCAACTCTTTTGTGAGTAATGTATTAGGTTTAAAATGTTCTCGAATCAGTGTAAGAGCGGGAGACTTGTCTACACCCTTTATAGTGTCGGCTGCTACTTGTCTTGTTAGTAGTTCAAACAAAATAGCGGTATTTTTAATCTTAGAGTGTGTTGACTTTTTCATCTAGTAATAAATATGCCCTAAAAGTTTATTCCTCTTGTAATAGATTGTCTTCGCTTAACAAATCCGGATCTTTTGCAGCATTTTCGTTTTTAAGATCGTAGGTTT